TTATCAGCCATTTATTAGTCCTAAATCTTTTTCGGTTAATACCATAAATTTCATATTCCTATCCTGACAAAATTCAAATGCTGCTTTCCATTTAGCTTCATTTACTCCATACTGAAAGACTTCATCTATAAATGCCTTTGTTTTCCTTGCAGGAATTGTAGGTGGTTTAGTAAATCTCTCGGGTTTTATTTCTATCAGATACTTCTGTAACCCGCCATTTTTATCCATAACTTTAATATAAAAGTCTACAAAGTATCGGTGTACCTTTTTATCCAGCGGAGAAATATAGGGTACGATTACTGTTTCAGACCCCCATTCCTGCACAGAAGTATTAGAATCGCACCATTTCATAAAGCGCAATTCCCATAAGGAACGATATACAATATTATTCACGTCACCCTTGTATTTCGAAGGATTCTTGGTTCTAAACTTGCCCTTATAGGTTTTGGTGTATAACATTTAATATAAATAATAATGATCCAACAATATTTATATAGAAATATATGCCAATAAACAGCAGTCAAGAAGCGGAAGCTCTAGTTAAAAGATGGAAGAATCAAAATCTTTCTGATTATAACGTAAAAGCCATGGAATATCCGGATGGATTGAGAGTAAAAGAAGACTTACAGAATTATGTTGCGTTCTATATTAATACTAGAGATAAGGCCAGTAACGGAATACAGAATCCGAATAATCCGGCGGAACATTATTTAAGTGAAGATCAACAAAAAATAGTAAACCAGTTAAATAATTCTGGCACTAAAGTTACTCAAGATGCTATCGCAGCAACAGGCAAAACGATATATGATAATTTAGAATATCTTGTTCCCGTGGCGGCTACAGCAACTGCTATAGGAATGGGAGTAAAAATAAAAAATATTCCTGCAGTATTGTTAACAACTGCAGCTGCTACTCTCGGGGTTAGTCTTAGCAAGGAATCTATTGCGAGCTTACCTTTATTTAGCAACGGATCAACATCTCGATTGAAAAATGTTATAACATTACACATATCGGAAAAACCTGTAGTTTCATATGGTGTAAATTATGCCAATAAAGATTTGGGTGCATTAGCCGGTTTATTATTACAAGGTTCTGCATTTGAATCACTAACAGCTGCAGCAACAAACCCAGAAGTACAATCAAGAATAATAGCAGAACTTGCAAAAATTCCATCTTTAAAATCTGGAGGCGGCGTAATATCAGATCTTATAGAATTGGGTTCAAGACAAAAAACAAACCCTTTTAGAGAAGTATTATTTGAATCTGTAGATTATAGAACATTTCAATTTAGTTATAGATTTTTACCTAAAACTGAAAGCGAAACTAAAAAAATACAAAGTATTATAAGTACATTTAAAGAAAACATGCACCCCGAAATAACACAACAAAAGTTATTTTACATATACCCCTCAGAATTTGACATCAAATATTTTTATAAAAATAAAGAAAACAAATATTTACACAAATTTGCACGGTGTGCTTTAACGGACATGGTAGTAGATTATGGCGGTGATCAATTTGTTACGTTTAATGATGGTGCACCTGTTGAAATAGGTATGACACTTAAATTCCAAGAATTGGAACAAATGACTTCAGAGGGAATAAAAAATTATGGCTACTAATTTCTTTGAGAATTTTCCAAGAATTGCCTATACTTTAGATAATAATGAAACAGAGCAAATAGTAAAAGATATATTTAAAAGAGCAATACTATCTAAAGAGTTTCAAAATAACAATTCCTATTTTGAACTATACGAAATTCTTGGGAGTGAAACTCCTGAACAGTTATCTTTTAGATTTTATGGAACACAAAATTTACATTGGTTAATATTACTAACAAATAATATTGTAGATCCTAGATTTGAATGGCCACTTAGTCAAGATAACCTTATAAAACAAACAGAAGCTAAATATGGTTCTGAGCGAAATGTCTTTACTACTAATAGAGCAGTCAATGCAAAAGGATATCAGGTTGATTCATTCTTTATTTTGCTAGAAGATTCCACACATAAAAATCCAAAAAGATTACTCATAGAATCTCCTAATGATTTAGGTATTAATACGCCAATTGCATATAAAGAATCAGAAATAGGGACAGATTTTCAAAGCAATTATGAAGTAGAAGAATTAAGAAATGAAAGTTATAGGTTAATTAAAGTATTAAAAGCAGAGATTGTTGAACGAGTTCTTACAGATTATAATGCAGCTATAAATCTATAATGTCCCAAGAAATATTACAAGCTCCCGGTCAAATTGAATTAAATGAAATTAAATTAATCTCATTTAATAAAGGTACTTACATAAATCTTTTAGATTATTTTGTTGAAATTAATCTTTATGAAAGCGTATTTGATCCTGTGGTTACCGGTTCGATTTTATTATCGGATAGTAGAAATTTAGCTTCATTTTTTCCCTTAGTTGGAGATGAATATCTTTTTATAAATGTTAAAACTCCTTCTCTTACAGATAAAGATAGTATCTATAAAACTTTTAGAATATTTTCTGTAGAGAATAAAAATTACGTTAAAGATGGTAGCACAGTAATATATGAATTAGGTATTATGTCGAGTGAAGGATTTAATGACGTATTAAACCCAATATATAAATCTTTTGAAGGAACTCCCTCTAAAATAATAAATGATATTTTTATAGATTATATACAAGCTAACAGAAATATTCCGTTAGGAAATTCAAATATACCTTCATTAAAAACACCTTTATATTTTTTAGAATATCCTAAAAATAATATAAAATTTATTAGTCCCGGATGGACCCCTATACAATGTATTAATTGGTTGGCGGGTAAGTGCTTACCAGATAATGGCAAAGCTGCAAATTTTTTATTTTATGAGACAACCAAAGGATTTTATTTTGGTAGTATGAATAATATACTAACAAATTTAAATAAATTTTCAATAGGTGAGTATGTTTATTCTGAAGCTTATATAAAAACATTAACTGTTGATGAAAAATATAAAGCAATGTATGCTATAAAATCTCTATCAATTGAAACTGCGGTAAATCAATTGGATAATAGTAGATTGGGATATCTTGCAAGTTCTTTGATAGATATAGATGTTTATAATAAAACATACGAAATAAAACAATATGACCACGTAACTGAATTTGAAAAATATGCACATTTAAATAGTTCTGATTCATATCCTATGTTTGATAAAAATATATTGCGAAATCCTTTTTCATACAGTAAAATTAATTATAGTACTCCAAAACTATTTAATAAAATAGAAAATAATTTTGATCAAATACCTAAGGTTACTTTTGGTAATAGAAGATCTAATTTACTTGAATTGAATAATTTTAAAATGGAAGTTGTTATTCCCGGAAGAACAGATGTTGAAGTAGGTAATACTATAAAAATAATTTTCCCTAAAGGTGAACCGGGTGCTTTAACATCTCAGGATAAAACAAGTTCTAAAAGAGATACAGCATATACGGGATATTATTTGATAACAAATTTATCTCACAAAATTAATCCAAAAACACATTATATTACTATGAATGTTATTAAAGATTCTTTTTCGGCTACAGAATATAATAAGGCTAAACAATGATATTCGGTAATAATGAACTCGTTTGGTGGACGGGCGTCGTTGAAGATCGAGACGATCCTGAAAAACTCGGTAGATGTCGAGTAAGGGTATTTGGATATCATACCGGAGATACTTCAGAATTGCCTACATCAGATTTGCCCTGGGCGTTACCAATGCAATCTATTACTTCTGCAGCAACGTCAGGAGTAGGATCTACCCCAGTAGGCATTGTACCTGGAACTTGGGTTGTTGGTTGGTTTATGGATGGGGAAGAAGCACAGCGTCCATTGATTATAGGAACACTTGCAGGAAAACCTACACCTAGTGTTGTATCATTAACTAAACAAACTCAAGATAAATCTATAAACAATGTTGTAAAAAGTTCTGACGGTAAGCCATTGGTTGATCAAGATAATAATTATGTAGTAAAAACAGAAAAAAATAACACACCTAATTTGGGTCCGTTGACGCAATCAGATTTAGATATATTTCTTAAAACATTTTCTGATAAAGTATCTGGTGGAAGTTATACAAAAGAAAGTTCTACAGGCGAATTGGGTAAATATCAGTTAAGTATAAATGCATTGGTTGATCTTGGGTATGTTAAAAGATGTCCAGAGGATATAGTATTATCTACATGGACTGCTGATTCTGATAATTGGACAGGTAAAGATGGTATAACAAGTAAAACAAAATTTTTAGAAGATACTGTAATACAAGAATCTGCAGTTATAGCTACATCTAAAAGTAATTATAATACATTATTAAGAATGGGAAAAGTTACCGACCAAGATGCATCTAAAGATGTTGCGGGATTATTAGCGACATCCTTGGCAATGGGTGTTACAAATGCCGACAAATTAAATAAAAAAGACGCAAACGGAAAACTAGCCAAAGATTACTTTATTGCTGTAAATGCAGCGTTGGGTGGTACCATACGAGATTTTGAATATAAAATAGACCCCGCAGGTAACTATTTACCAAGTACAAACAATACAAATTTAACTAATGCTGCGTTAAACAATTCTGCATTATCAAATATAACAGGATTTCAGGATCCGAATAAACAGTATCCAAGATCAGATTATACCGGTGTTAGTGATATTAACAAACTTGCCGTAGGTGACATATCTCATAAAAGTTTTAATGTGAAGAAGAATA